CGATTGGCACAACGTGACGGTGGAGTTCTTCGGGCAAAAATTCCGGACTTACGGCGATGTGGTGCAGGGCATTGAGAACCTGATCCCGCTGTGCTGGAACAAGAAGGTGAAGGTGGAACGGTATGAGTAAATACAAATTCGAGCTGAACCGTTCCGGTGTCCGCGCTCTGCTGCGCTCGGACGAGGTGAAGGCAATCCTGAAAAGCAAAGCCGATGCAGCGGCGCAGGCGTGCGGGAATGGTTACGCATCCGGCGACTATCTCATGCCAACCCGCGTGGTAGCCCGTGTTTCTGCGGTTTCGGCCAAAGCCAAACAGGACAACCTGAAAAACAACACGATCTTGAAGGCGCTGAAATGATAGAGAAAATCGCAATAAATCACCTGAGCACCGCCCTTACCGTGCCGGTGTACATGGAGATCCCGGAAAATCCGCCCAACACGTTTGTGCTGGTGGAGAAAACCGGCAGCAGCCGCACCAACCGGGTCAACCGTGCCACATTGGCCGTGCAGAGCTGGGCTGGCAGTTTGCTGGCAGCGGCCGAACTGAACGAACGGGTCAAGGCGGCGATGGATGAACTGGCCGGCATTGACGATGTCAGCGCCTGCCGCCTGAACAGCGACTACAATTTTACCGATACAACAACCAAACACTACCGTTACCAGGCCGTTTTCGACCTGGTTTTTTATTGAGAAAGGATGATTCACATGGCAAACGCATCCAATGTTACCACCGGCAAGCCCAAAAAAGGCGGTGCAATCTTCCGCGCCCCGGCGGGCACTACCCTGCCCACCGATGCAACCACCGCGCTGAATGCAAAGTTCGTCTGCTTGGGTTACTGCGGTGAGGATGGCCTGACCAACGCAAACAGCCCGAAAAGCGACAACATCAAAGCGTGGGGCGGGGATACAGTTCTCACTTATCAGAGCTCGAAAGACGATACCTTCGCCTTTGTTCTGATTGAAGCGCTGAACCCCGATGTACTCAAAGCTGTCTATGGCGATGACAACGTGACCGGCACGCTGGAGACCGGCATCACCGTGAAAGCGAACAGTGACCCGCAGGAGAGCGCCGCGTGGGTCATTGAGCAGGTCATGCGCGGTGGCGCCCACAAGCGCATTGTCATCCCGTCCGCCGCCGTGACCGAGGTTGGCGAAATCACCTACTCTGACGAGGATGCAGTGGGCTATGAAACCACCATCACCGCCACGCCGGACACGGACGGGAATACGCACTACGAGTACATCAAGGCGAAAGGAGAATCGTGATGATTGAGGGAAAAACCAAAAGAGGCTTTGCCTATGCCATTGCAGAAGAGAATGTAGACCAGGAATTTCTGGATGCACTGGCGGAAGCGGAGGACGGCCAACCGCTGAAAGTTAGCAAGGCGCTGCGCCTGCTGCTGGGGGAAGAGCAGCGCGAAAAGTTATACGACTACCTGCGCAATGACAAAGGGAAGGTTCCGATCGACGCTGTGATGGAAGCGTTTTATGACATTCTTTCCAATGACGGGACCGGCGCAAAAAACTCCTGATCCTCGCTGCGATGGTCCATGCCGATGAGGATGCGCTGATCTGCGATTTTGCCGAAACCTACCACATCTTTGACTGGCGTGCGCTTCCGGTACGGCTGGCTGCCACCCTGGCGGCCGGCCTGCCGGAAACTTCGCGCATCCGCATGAAGATGGCGGGGGCTAAAATGACGGCCTCACTGCTGATGCAGGCAGCCATGGTGGACCGGTTGAGCCTGCTGGTCTGGATGCAGACCAAGGACGGGCAGAAAAACCGGCACCGCCCCCAGAGCGTTGCAGAGATGCTTACCGGAAAAGAAAAGCGCAGCACGGTACAGGCATTTAACAGCGAGGAAGAATTTTGGGCGGCCATCCGGGCCGCTGATGAAGGAAAGTGAGATCATGGCAGAGGGTACAGAACTTGGCAAGGCGTATGTGCAGATCATCCCGAGCGCCAAGGGGATCAGCGGGAAAATCAAGGAAGCGCTGGGCGATGCCCCGGCGCAGACTGGGGAATCCGCAGGGCAAAGCCTAGGCAGCCGTCTTGTCAGTACGTTCAAAAAAGTAATCGCTGCGGCCGGTATCGGGGCTGCCATTTCCAAGGCCGTCACCGAGGGCGCTGCGCTTGAGCAGAGCATCGGCGGCGTTGAAACGCTGTTTAAGGACAGTGCGGATACCATCAAGCAATACGCAGCCGTCGCCTATAAAACAGCCGGTGTCAGCGCCAACGACTATATGGAACAGGTGACGAGCTTTTCGGCTACCCTGCTGCATGGCCTGGGCGGAGATACCGCCGCGGCGGCCAAGTACGCCAACCAGGCTATTATCCAGATGTCGGACAACGCCAACAAGATGGGCACCGATATGTCCGCCATCCAGTACGCATACCAGGGTTTCGCCAAAGACAACTACACGATGCTGGACAACCTCAAGCTGGGGTACGGCGGCACCCAAGCGGAAATGGCCCGGCTGATCAATGACAGCGGCGTGCTCGGAGACAGCGTTAAAGTCACGGCCGACACTGTCAAGGACGTGCCATTCAACTCCATCATCGACGCCATCCAGGTAATCCAGGACAACCTGGGTTTAACGGGAACCACAGCCAAGGAGGCGGCAACGACCATTTCGGGTTCGATGGCGTCCGTGAAGGCGGCGTTTTCCAACGTCCTTGCAGAGCTGACCCTGGGGCAGGATATTCAGCCCGCCCTGAACGGTCTCGCAGACACGGTAACGTCATTCCTGTTCGGAAATCTGTTCCCGGCGGTTGGGAATATCCTCAAGGGGTTGCCGTCAGCCATTGGAACTTTTATAACCAGCGCCGGTCCGCAGATCAGCGCGGCCATTGGGCAGGCACTTGGAAGTATTTCCCCTGATTTGAGCGGCCTGTGGACTTCGATAAGCGGCAAGCTGGGTGGACTATGGTCATCGCTGTCCGGGGCAATGGCTCCGCTGTCCGGCCTGCTATCTTCTATGATGCCGCTGCTTCAAAGCGTTCTGAGCCTTGTTGATGAAGCACTTGGAAAAATTCAGAGTGCCGTATCGGAAATTGACCCGGCGGTGGAAGCGGCAGCACCCGTTCTGCAAAGCATTTTTCAGGAAATCGGCACATTTGTGCAAAACCATGCGGACGGGCTAGTTACCGCGTTTGCATCCATTGGCGCAGGGCTTGGTGTGTTCAAAACGTTGACCGGGCTTGGTGCTCTTTTGGCTCCCGTTGTGTCTGTCATTACCAGTGTGGTCACGGCCATCACCAGTGCGACCTCGGCGGGTGCAGCCTTTGGCGGGGTAATCGCTGCGCTTGGGGGGCCTGTGACGGTGGTAATTGGTGTCCTGTCTGCACTTGTTGCAGGGTTCATCTACCTGTGGAACACCTGCGAACCGTTCAAGCAGTTTTGGATTGACCTGGGAACTAATATTACCAACTTCGTGAGTAATGCGGCCCAGGCGATCGTGAACTTCTTTACGGTAACCCTGCCAACCGGCATCCAGAACGCCATGACGTTCATCCAGCAGCTGCCCGACAATATTTCGGCCTTTTTCTCTCAGATCCCCTATATGGTCGGCAATTTCCTGGGCCAGGCACTAGGCACGCTGGCAAGCTGGGCGGTGCAGCTGCCGGCGCTGGCAAAACAGGCGGCGAGCACATTTCTTACCAATGTCGTGGCATTCTTCTGCCAGCTGCCGGGGAATACCCTGAAATGGCTGACCACGGCCTTGACCAATGTGGCCCAGTGGGCTGTTCAGCTGGGGAAGAAAGGCACCGAAGCGGCCAAGACACTGCTCAACAATGTCGTGAACGGCCTTATGCAGCTGCCCGGCAAATTGCTTGATATCGGCAGGCAGGCCGTGGAAGGTCTGTGGAACGGTATCAAAGCCGCAGCCGGATGGTTGCAGGATCAGATCGGCAGCTTCGTTTCCGGCATTGTCGATGGATTTACCAGTGCGTTCAAAATCGGCAGTCCGTCCCGCATTATGAGAGACAAAGTTGGGCGTTGGATCACCCCCGGCATTGCCGAAGGCATCACAGGCAGCATGGGATGCCTGAAATCCGCGATGACTGATGTGCGTGACCTTGTGACCGGGCAGATGGCGGGGCTGCAGACAGGGGTGTCTACCGCGCTGAGCGTTGATCCTGCCTGGGCCGTGCCGACAGTCTCTCCTCAAAGTAGTGGGAGCGTGCAGCCCGTCACGTTGGACGAACTCGCCGACCTGGTCACGCTTATCATCCAATCCATCCGGGAGAATGGTGGCCCCATCATCATCGGCGATGAGGTCATCGGCCGCGCCAACGACCGATACCGCCAAAATCGCGCAATCATGACAGGAGGAATGGCATGAAAGCATTGAAGCGCACTTCCCTCTTGCAAATCGACGGCCATTCCCTGCCGGTTCCCACCGGCTCCCCCACCATCAAGTTTTCGGACGTTGAGAGCAGTGACAGCAGCGCCGACGAGATGGGCGTCTACCATCGTGAGGTGCTGCGCTATGGCGTGCTGACCGCCTCGCTGGAATATTCATACCTCGATAACGCCGACTGTTCCTACCTACTCGGACTGCTGCAAAATAAGACCACATTCCAGTTTACCTGCCCTATCCCCGGCGACGCCGCAGACGTGGCACAAACAACCACCCGCACCTGCTACTGCTCCAACTACGGGGCGGCCCTGCAGCGGCTGAAAACAGGTGTTTGGCGGGACATGGATCTGGAAAT